ATAAAAAGAAAAGCCACCCAATTTCTTAGGTGGCCTCCTTCATTTTCAACCTTAAAAATTACGGTGTTTCTAATGCAGCCATATCAGTAGCAAAATCACCTGTAACAAATGCCAATGGAGCATAGTTTGTTAAAGCAATTCTTTCTACTAAACGAACCGTCACGAAACCATCGCGTACGTTTGTTCCATCCTCACGGAAGAACTCCAAGCTGATGTTCTCACGAACCCATAATTGAGTACCCATAGCAAAATTACCTACTAAGTAATCACCTGCTGGGATAGCTGTGTTAACAACAACAGGTACACCCATAAAGTTAGGCTGTAATCCCATGTACACTTGATCTTTCAAGTATTCGTTTGTTGTAGCTTTCAATAATAAGATTTTGTGGAAATCTGTTGGATTCAACATGATGTAATCAGGTGTGTAGTTAACCAATGCTAATTGATTGATTGCTACTACCAAAACATCAAATTGATTTGCTGCGTTTACAGCATCAGTAAATGCACCTGCTGCAAAAGCTGTTGCATCTGTGATAATACCTGACAAGTTTGGTGCAGTTCCGTTTCCTGACAACAATTGAGTATCCTCAACGGTTAATAATTTCTCAGGCGCACGAGCTGCAAGGTAAGATGTCAATTGAGGCGTATCAGCTAACATTTCCTCAGAAATACGGAAAAATGTACCGATTTTACGAACGTTAGCATCGTATGCAGTCAAATCAAAATCTGATTGTCCTAATGTAGATCCTTGCGCTCTTGTCGCTGCTGCGTTGTCAAATGCTGATTCCTTAACAAAACGAACAACCTCAGATGATGTTGTACCTGTTGGCAACAATTGACGAACGTGTACAGGACGCGTTGGATCATACTTGATACCTGAAACGTATTGTGCTGGAATAACTTCACCTGTAAAGCTGTTAGCTACGGTCATGTCACCTGCCTTAATTTCAAATGATGCTGAACGTGCTGTTCCGTTGATCATTCCCTCTAATGCACCTTTCTTGATTCCTTCGATCAATCCTGATTTGAAATCATGTCCTGATGCACCTGATGCCGTTTTCTTTGCTGCAACTTCTTGCGCATCGATACGTGAATGAATATCGTTGAATTTAGCTTCTAAATTCTTGATTTCACCTTTCAATAACTCATCAGCTTTTCCGAAAGCTGATTCAACTGCTTGACCTTGAGCCTTCTCGATACGTGCATCGATCTGTGCTGAAATTTGGTCTAATTGGTTTTTAACTTCTAATTCCATTTTAGATTATTTTAAATTTTTTAGTAAATAATTAAATATTTCGGATGCCTCAGCCTTGTGATCTACTTGCGGCACGGTGACTTCCTCTGTCGGCCGTGTGCTTAATTCAACCAATAATGACTTCAACTTCATCAACTCACCTTCAATTGCGTATCCAAGTTCATCAGATACGTTTTCTTTTTTAATCATTTTGGCCAAAACATCAAAACGTTTTGCCAATAGTTCTTGATCAATTTCTCCTTTAGCATCAGTAATTACCGCCATTGGATTTGCTGCCAAAGTAACACAGCTGATTTCATACAACTTTACTTCCTTCAACTCACGCACACCATCCTGTCTGTAATTCTTTTGAATCGGCATAATGCCCACAGAATTTTCCGTGATCACACCGTTTTTCATTAACAACAAAATATCCTCACCCATACGTGTCATTGGAATCTGTGCCACAAATGCCAAACCTTTTTGGTCCTCATACAATTCGTTGAACTTACCTAATGGCTGATCAATACGGTGCTGGTTTACATATCTTACGCGTGACTTGTTTTCCAACAAAGTTTTCGTGTATGCACCCTGCATAATAATGTCATTGTCTGAATCGATATTGCCGAAATATGAACCGTATCCTTTTACGATACCGTTAACCTCATCAATATCCTCTAAACTGCCGATGGATGCCTGCTTGTATAAAATCATATCTTTTACTTTTGCTCAAAATTAATCAAATCACTAATCAGAATACCAAATATAAAAATTAATTTTATTCATATTTAATCAATCCACCATCATCAACAGAATCATCATCATAAACATAAATGATTTTCCTGCCATTGGCATTTTTTAACATTTCAATCATTATTTCCATATCAACATTAAATAAATATTGTGTTGGATTTTTTGAATTTGGATGCAATGCCATATATTCAACAATTAATCGATTAAATTCATCAATGATTTCCATATTATTTTATTATTGATTTAGCTATTAATTCATCTAACATTTTAATCATATTTTTATTCAAATCAGGAAATAATGTTTCCATAAATGTATTTCCAACATATTTATTTTCAAATGAATGTGCCGTGTATTCCATAAAATTGGAATTTTGCCTAACTGAATAATATTCCTTGCCATGGCCAAAACCATAAGTTCCATTTGTTAATGATTCAATTGTATCGGCTGTTGATGCTAATTGCTTTGTGTATTGCTTATCAGTTAAATTTGGAAATCTGTTTCTGTATTTTAACCAAAGTTTATTGTACAAATCTTGCTGATATGAAAATTCTGATGCAATTGATTCGTTTGCCCAAATAATATTTCTGCTTTCTACAAATGATTTAGCAATTATCTCATTAACATTTGTTCTAGTAATCCAACCCTGTTGATAATGTATTGCATGTCCAAATTCGTGTGCCAATGTTTCTTTAATTGCTTCCCCATTGTAATACTTAACATTAACATGCACCTCATCTGATGTATGTATGTATTTTGATCCTTTTGTTTTTGCCGTTTGCTTTATTAATGTTGGCTTTTGCTTTAATAAACCCAAATAATCATCATTTATTTCTTCACCTTTTGGCACAATTTTATTCCAATTGTTTGGCCTCATTGATTCTTTATATGTATTGTCAATTACCTGCTGTGCAACCTCGGCAACAATTGCCACATCAGTTATGATCGGTGCTTGTATTGCTGATTGTGCTGTCGCATCTGCCAATCCAAATCCAATATCGGTAATCTGATCCCCAATTGTTTGGGCCGATGGTTTAGGAAATGGCGCAACTGAACAACGGCAATTAATAACATTCCCTGCGGATCCTGCTGGATCACCTGCATGGTTTAATGATTCACCACCGACTAAAAACTTTTTATTAAATGGTACAATTTGACCTTGTGCAGCTTGATGTGCTGGCCTTACCCTTGCATCCCGACCTGCAATCCATTGTTTCATCATTTCGGATCCTGCAAATATATCAGATGCCGATGTCAATGTCGCATAGTTAGCCGCATTTGTTGATTCCGTGCGCACTAATCTTTCGGATTGATAACGTGAATATCCTGCAAATTGGCCTTTTAATATTCTGCCTTTTGATTGTGATCCCTCCTTTTGAAAATCAGGATCTTTCATCAGCCGTGTAGTCACCGCAATTAATGTATTTTTAGCCGTGCCACTCACACTTGAAACGCGTTGACCTGCCACCTGATTACCTACAAATGAAAAACTTGCGGCCCAAATGGCCTGTTGATTAGGCAAATTCAATGCCTTTTTAATAAACTTATCAAAGTTTTTGGCATACCAATTGGCAAAATAAACTCCGATTTGCTCATACAGATTCTCATACAGCTTTGTTAATTCTGATTCCTTAAAAAATACCTGTACATCTGCGCTGGATAATGCCCCCTGCCTGATAAACATAGCCACAGCCTCATCATATTGGCTGTTATAATACCGCTTAAATTTAGCTATTTGATTTCGTTCTGCACGTGTCAACTGCTTTTCAAACTCAACGGCCCACGTTTCTTTTACTGATTTTACCTGCACTTCCTGCTCCCATAGTGTATTGCACACAGCAACACGTTGATCAATGGTATTGAAATCCGCTTGAATATTTGGATCAATAACGCAACGACCAATAAAATCTGTTCTATCCTCGGCAGGATTAGGTGCAGGTAATGGCATATTTATTTGGTTTCAAACCCAAAATCAATATCAAATGATTTAGGATTCTCTAATGAATCAATTGACACGTTTGCT